GGCTCCGTGGAATTCCCGAGCCTGACTGAGCTGTAAAACATATGTGTGCGCCCACTTCCTGTTCTGTATACCTTCTGCACCATCTCTTAAAATACCTGCCTGTTGTCTCGTCCGGATTTTTCAATACCCCTTAGGTAAGATAAACAGCAGTATTCTATACAACTCCCTGCGCGGTCATAGCCGTAGCGCATAACATCTTGTAAATACTGACATTCTGCATGATTTTGTCGCCCACCAGTGACCATCCATTATCTGACAATTTCATTTTGCACCCTCTATCACCGATTTGTCAGCCTTGTTCAACATTCCTCTATATGCATAAAAGGGTGGCAGATTCTTTCCTGCTACCCTTTTTTATATTACCTTTTCCTGATTTTGTATTACCTTATTCCTGAATCACAATTGCTCGAACTGGACGTGCTCGGATGCTCCGGACAAATAGAGGTCGTCGATTGTTCTGACTATCTTCTTTCCATCTACTGTGTGAATTTCTTTCACGTAGTATGATTGACCTCTTGAAGCATGACCGCAGACATTGCCACTCTCCCACGATGCGGAGCGTCTCAGGTTTAACGTGCCGTCACAAATGACGGTCACTCTCATTGCTCCCTGCGGAATGATGACCCCGTCCTGCTGCTCTGTGTCATCCTCTGTGAACTGTTCCACGACATTTATTAACGCTGTATTTGCCTCATTCTCGCCGTTTTCATGTGTATCCTGTCCGTTCTGTTCTGCATCGTTTGAACCGTCCTTTTGCTTCTCCACGTCATTCTCCGGTGCATTTCCTGTGACTGCTGCCACTTTCGCAGCGTCTACCATTCCGACCGGATTCCCGTCAGCGTCAAACGCCGGAACACTACCGTCCGGATTCGTATTCAATGCACCGTCCGGAACTTTGCCCTCGCCCACGAGACCGCCGACCACTGCACCTGTTTCATCCCATGCGGTGAGTGCGTTGTCCTTTGCTGCTGCTTTCAATACCCCGTCAAAAGTTTTGTACTCTTTGCACTCCTCTTTTTTGAACTCTGTTCCTTTTCCTAAATAGTATAACATGGCTTTTTTCCTCCTCCGCTCTCTTATTCTTTCAAATACTGGCTTGATGCAAAACCCGTCTTTCCGTTATATACCACATAGAGCCATTTCACGCCAGAAACGGTCGTATAATAACCGTAGCACTGCACTTTTGCCCCACATGGCATTTCTGCGATGATGGTCTTATTTGTTCCTGCTCCCGCCCGCAGTTTCAATGACGATGCTGTGACCTTGTATGTACCCGCAAGCGATGCATCCTTTTTCTCCGCACTGTCCACTTTCACGGTCGAACCCGTACCGGATGACGCTGTCGTTCCGGATGATGTTGCTCCGGATGCCTTTGTCTCGTTTGATTCTGTATTGCAGGAATAATCATTGAACAATGCCGTCTCTGCTGCACGTCTTCGTGTCAATCCTGCCAGTTCTTTCCCGCCTGCCTTATTCCATTTAGCAAATTCAGCGGTTGCTCCGGAATAGTCTCCGGCATTTAGCTTTTTTAGTAACGTACTATTTTTTAGTGCTGTCGACCCGCAATTGTATGAGAAAGAGACAAGTGCATCAAACTGGTTTTGATGAATTGATACTTTTACATAACTGTTTATTGATTTTTCAAATGATGCAAGGTCTACTTTCAAAAATGTTTCTGCCTGTGCTTGTGTAATTGACTGACCAGATGTCACGCCAAGTGTATGTCCATATCCGATTGTCCAAACTCCGGCAGGACATTTATATGCTGTCAACTTACAACCCTCAAATGATTTTATGAGTTCAATTCCTTTTTTACCTGTTGTGTATCCCATGTTTTCACCTGCCCTCCGTTGTTCCGTTAATAAGCGAATGCACCGCCGTGTTGTTTTCAAGCATCCCTTTCATTTTCTCAAGAGCCTCGTCGACCATGAGGCTGAACACCTCGAAAGAAATCACTTTCGCAATCCATGTGAACCGTGCCATAAACATATCATAGACATAACGTAGTTTTATTTGACCCGTTCCTCCTCCTAGCTCTTTTTCCGCTTTTGTGACTGCGTAGAGCAGCCATTCTCTGACTTTATTCATCTGTTTGGTCGATAGCATTTTTACAAACACATATGCTGCTCTTGCTGCTCCTACCGCTGCCACCGCTGCCGTAAGCACAAACCAGTTTTCAGTGATGAATTTCATTGTTATACCTCCTCACTTTGCTCCGGCTCGTCCTCATGCTGTATTTTATCTGTACCGTTTGACTTTCTTTTCGTGACCGTTTTAACGGACTTAATGAGAGCCATCGCCCCGCCCTCTACTGAAAGAAAACGGAATACATTTTCAATCAATGTTGACGGTTCTGACCCGATTCGCACAAACACAATTATCATCACGACTGTAAAAATTAAAGCCACAAGAATCATACAGATTACAACACGATTCATGAACTGACCGGAGACCTTTCTTTTTTGCTTTGCTGACCGCTCCCGCATACGGTACATCTTTCTTTGATGCCGTCTGCGTCGCTCCTCGCTTGTCATAGGTCTCATTCGTTGCCTCCATCTATGTAGCTGATTCTTGCCTGTTCCCGCCCTCCTGTTATTGGTCGGTGTTTCCTTGCCCACCCAGTCTCTTGTGATACGATTTTAGTGATTGTTCCACAATGACAACACGTTCTCTCAAGGATTGTATTTCTGCACGGTTTTCTTTATTTTCCCGCTTTATATCCTTGATGTCATCCGCTATGTTCTCAAGTTTTACCATCACCATTGTGTTGGCTGCTGTCCTTTCCTCTGTCTCCTCCCGCATGTCTATTTTATCATTCCTCTTTTTCGAGGCGATTCCAAAATAGACCGCGAAAGCAACAGAGACACCTGACAACAACAGTGCAATTTCAATCGTCACACGGTTACTCCTCTCCGAACGTCTCAATGTCGTCGGTGTCACAAAACCTCCTTGAGTGATATTCGATGACATCCAGTTCCCCGTCTGCCTCTTTTACTATCTTTCGGAGTTCTTTTTTGACCTCCTCCTCCACCTTTGACCGTTCAATTATTTCCTGCTGTTTTCTCACGATGTCTGAAAGACTATTTGTCACGTCACACAATCGTGATATTATCTCAAGCGAACTCATGTAGTGTGCTCCTCTCCGGTGACATACTGGTATTCATCCGCTGAAATGCTGTTCTTCTCCACTCTCTCCGCAATCTGCTCTTTCGTTAGTAAACCTTTCTCTAATAGCCTTTTAAGGCTTTCAATCAATATACGCATTAAATCAGACCCTCCTCAATCAACTGTGCGGTGTATTCGTCAATCACTGCGTCCTTTTGGAACTGTATCACTGATTCAACGATGTCCTGTGTATTCTGTGCCACTACCTGCTGCATGAGCAACATCTGCTCATATTCCTCGACGGTCATCTCCTGCTCGTCATATTCCCAAACAGCGACCGTCTGCTCTGAATCCTCCGGATTCTCCTGCTGCACCTGCTTGATATTCTTTCGCAGGTATACCGTCGACGGCGATGATGTCCTGTCGACTTCCTCCGGACGCTCCGGCTGTGTTCCCGTTACCTTCTGCCAATCTTTCACGTTCCTCGTTCTCCTTTCTGCTGTGTTTTGAAACTATCCTTTTGAGTTTCTTCACATTCACATTTGGTTTTATATATTTCAAATAATACTCATAGGTGTCCGTGTGTTTGAACCATCCCAAATATGACAACATTACTGTCGCATTATACCATGATATTTTTTCACTCTTTGCAATGTGATAGGCTTTCTTCCTTGCACTCTCAATTGTCGATTTCCGGATTGTCGTCCGGTCGTTGTGGAACTTAAATCCAACGAAATCAAGCATCCGTCCTTTTATCTTTCCGTCTTTGTCGGCATATTCAAACCGAAACACCTGCCAGTCTCCCTTTAATTCAAGGTCGAGTTCGTCATGCAGGTATGTTTCAATTTCTTTCCGAATTTTATGCAATTTCTTCTTGCTTTTCCCTAATATGACCATATCATCCATATATCGTACATAGTGTTCAGCTTTTAGGGTTTCTTTTATTTGATGGTCAAGTTTCTTTAGGTAAAAATTTCCGAACCATTGTGATGTGAAATATCCCAGTGGTACGCCCTTTCTATTTCCTTTTATGCTTTCCTCTGCTTTTCGGTATTCCTCCCCTGTGATGCCTGTTGACTGGACGATTTTCAATGCTCCCGCATCATCATCAAAAGCAAGGCACGATATTAACTCTTTGACATCGTCCTGTTGTATCTCCACCGCTGTATCTTCCAGTATTCTGACGACTTCCGAAATCCGGTCATGCTCTATAAATATACATAGCAGTCGATAATACTTGACATCGCGAATCACTTGACGGAGTTTCGATTTTAGAATCCTCCTATCTATTGATTCAAAGAAATGGTGAACGTCCATCTTTAGGACATACATCTTTTTCCCATCATACGAGTTTAACCATTTTCGCATATACTTTTTCACGTAATGTACACCCCGTTCCGGTATGCTCCCGCATGAAAATTCATACAGTCCATTCATTACAATCAACTTGAATTGACCGATTGCACAATGATGTACAACCTGTTCGTATTTATAATTCGGTTTCAGTATCCTCCGTATCTTGTACTTGTTGCCGTCATTTATCATGCTTTCCTCGTGAAAATCCGGAATGAACATTTCCTCCCTCAACATTGTTTTCAACGTCTCTGTTTCCCTATCTAGGTTTTCCAGTACGTCCTTGACATCGTTTCGGCTTTTTTTCTTCTTTGATGCGTTTTTAAAACATTGTTTGATATAGTCATCTTGCAACATTGGTTCATATAGGTTGTTGTAACTTTTCATTTATTTTCTTATCTCCTATCGGTTTTTGTGCCACCGCTTACTCAACCGACCCTATATCCGGAATGATTTTCACCGTGTGGTGTGGGATATAGGCTGCATTTGATTAAACGCTCCTATGTGAGAAGAAATTGGACGCGCCGATGTTCCAGTTCGCGTTAGACGCGGAATTGTTCAAGTTCAGGCAATCCGCCCCGCAGTTCGCACCATTGTTACAGTTACCGCCGACAAGAGCGACCGCAGGGAGCAGGAACACCCCCGACACCGCACCCTATACCCCATATATTTTATTGTAAAACGTCCGCCCGCCTACGGCGGGGAATAGCGGAGGCGTTCCCCCTCCGTGCCTCCCCCCTGCTGCTACGCAGCAATAGGCTGTTCTAAGAAAACGGACGCGCCGACGTTCCAGCCCGCGCCAGACGCGGAATCGCTCAAGCCCAGGCAATCCGCCCCGCAGCCCGCACCATTGCCACAGCCACCGCCGACAAGCGCGACCGCAGTTATTGTCGCATTCCACCAAAAATAATCACAATTATATGTTGAACTGCTCCCTCCTGTCGTTTTCACTATCCTGCCATATCTTCCGGACTTTGTTTCCTTTTGATAGCTGCTGCTTGTACCCATAAACTGGATTCCCACTTTTTCAAATCCTCCACCTGTCAGATTATACGGCGGTGTCATTTTTGCAAGAATTTCCCCGCCTATCATCAATAGACCGTTGATTCTATCCCAACGATTACCCCAACATTTTTCGATATAGAAAACCTTTACCTCGTGAGTTGTATCGTTGTAGCCGAAAAACTGCCCTTTATTTGTCAGTGTTCCTGTTGCTAAATGACCATAATTTAGCGATGCATTGTCTACATATCCGCTTGTTTGACCCTGCCCGAACGCCGTCTGTGAATTATCTGTCTTTGACATTATTTTCAACATGCAATTTAGCAGATTTCTCTTGCTCCATGTTCCTATGTTCCAACCGCTACCGTTTGCTTTTGCCCTTGTAATTTCTGTTGATGCGTTTGTGTTATACAAGAGTGTTTGTCCTGCTAATGAGCGGAGGCGTGTATTGTCGTACGAACCGCCGAACATTGGATAATAGAGTTTATCTGCGTGTGAACCGTTCTCCCTTACATACGCATCATCATTGTACGATTCATCGTACTGCGCATTTGAGATAATCATATATTCATAGTTGCCAATCTCAAATTGTGAGAGCCAGATTTTTCCCTTGTCACCGCTACCATCGAACACACTCATAGCATTCCCGCCATATGCAGTATTCGAGACATCGGATGCCGTTGTTCCGTCCTCCTTATAGTTCTGGTTGCTTGTATTCAGTTTATAGTCCTCTGTTCCGTCGTATTTGACCATTACTGGATAATTATTTTTTACAAAGAAAACATCCCCCCAATCTCCATAATCAAATACCCCTGTCGTATAATTCATTGCAACGGGAGTCATTCCCACTGCATCAAAAAGATACGTGCATCTTGTCGCTGGATTGCTGTCGTTCTTGTTGATTTTGATTCCATATCTTTTAATGCCCTTTGTCCTGACATCCTCCCCTACTACTGCAAGTATTGCATTAGTATTTGCATATGCGCGGTCAAGCGTTTCTTTGTCTGCTACTTTTACAATTAAATCTCCACTTGCCATTTTTAAACCTCCCTAATTGTGATGATTCCATCCTCTATTGAGAGGACGCATGATTTGTTCGTCACCGTGTCAACCATAGTGTTGAGACCGTCCACAATCCCCACACATGCCGTCGCTGCATCCGTTGCTGCCGTTGCTGCATTATTAGCCTTTGTTGCTGCGCTATTGGCACTATTCGCAGCCTCAGTCATGCTCTTTGAGAAATTGTTGACCGTATTCATGTACCCCTCTGTGAGTTTTAAAATTTCCTCATAGCGGGCATTGTTCACAATAATAGGCAGGTTAAAAAATTTGTTTTTACCATCCCCCTGTCTGATTAGTACGTGACCGTTTGCGTCAATCTCAATTCCGATTTCTCTTTCCTTGAGAATCAGAGTGTCCTCTGTCGTTTTCCAATCCGCTGTTGTTCCGGTGCATGGTCTGATTGCTGCCATCGTCAATCCTCCTTTGCTCCGTGATTATGGAATATATCATAAAATCACGGCTTTGTGTTTGTTTTCAAGTTTCTTTCCATCATTGTGGAATTATGATGTAAACAACCTCGACATCGGCGTTCCTCCGTTGAAGTCAACACCCTCATTCGTATTCCTTACTTGTGGCGTTGCACCGTCAATAAATATTGGAGTCATGCTCCGCAGGTACGGTGTTTCGCCATCGCAGTCAAGGTACATACTAGAATAGAGTGCTTCTGCACGGGTGAAATAACTTTGCACACTTTCAAGTATTTTTTCAGCCGATGCGAGTAATGAATTTTTGATTGTTTCGTCAATTTCTGTCTTATCCTTTTCGACCTGTTTTTTCGCTGCCTCAACCGCCGAATGCATCTGCGACACTTCCTGCTTGATTCCGGTCGCCGTGTTCAACGTCACCTCAAGCTGCTCTTGATTCTTCAACGCCTCCTCTGCACGCTCTGTGACCACTTTACAGTCTTTCGTCGCCTTGATTGCTTCTGCCGTTGCATCCTCTGCGTTTTTGACCGCCTGTGACGTGTTCTGCTGCCTCTGCGTCTCCTGCTGCTGCCGGAGGAGTTCGCTCTGCTGCCGTTTGTTCTCTGCCTCAACTCTACCAGTCTCCGCAGATACTCTCACAGTTTCTGCGGAGACTCTCGCTGCTTCTACTTTCTGTACTGCTGCATTTGTATCACCAATGTCTTTGATATGCCCTGCAATCCTGTCCTCAAGTTCCGTGAACTCATTTGCTGAAAGGATAGCAGCATCGCTCCTCATTGATTCCTCAATTTCAATTGTGAACGATGCTGATGTGATGACTTGCGAATCGT